TAAAAGATGTTAATATAGACTCATTGAAACAATGGCCAGAGAAATTTGGTTTTGAACAGATAAGATTTAAAAAGTATGAACCTAACGGTGAAGATGAATTTAAGACACATGTGGATGTCACTAACTATAATAGTGCTAGAAGATTTTTAGTTTTTTTTATGTATTTAAATAATAACGATGGCGGCGAAACAACATTTCCTGATTATGATATATCAGTTAAACCAGAGGCAGGTAAGGTACTCGTATTCCCACCATTGTGGACATTTAGACATGCAGGACAAAAACCAATTAATCAACCAAAGTATATTATAGGGAGTTATCTACATTATGTTTGAGAAGACGTTACTATCTAATCTTATTTTCAACGAAGACTTTACAAGAAAAACTATACCATTTATCAAACCTGACTTCTTTAGAAATAGAGATGAGGTAACTCTATTCAATATCATAAATGCTTTTGTTGTAAAATATAATAATCTTCCTACAAAAGAAGCAATTGAAATTGAATTATCAAATAACAAAACACTTACCGAAGACGAATACAAAAATACAAAATCATTATTAAATAGTTTACAACACGAAGAAGTTGAACAACAATGGTTGCTAGATACAACTGAAAAATTTTGTAAAGATCGTGCTGTGTACAATGCAGTATTACAAGGTATCAAAATCATAGATGGTAAAGATAAGAAACATACACCAGAGGCAATACCTAGTATCTTATCAGAAGCACTTGGCGTTTCATTTGATAGACATATAGGGCATGATTATCTTGCTCAAACAGATGAGCGATTTGATTATTACCATAGAGTAGAAGAACGATTAAAGTTTGATCTTTCGTATTTCAATAGAATAACTAAAGGTGGTCTACCACCTAAAACACTTAACGTTGCTCTTGCAGGTACTGGTGTTGGTAAGTCCTTGTTTATGTGTCATCTTGCTAGTAGTGTTATATCACAAGGTAAGAATGTATTGTATATAACTTTAGAGATAGCTGAAGAACGTATCGCAGAAAGAATTGACGCTAACTTATTAGATGTAACCATAGATGATCTCTATGAAATGCCAAAAGAAATATACGAAAATAAAACATCTAAACTACAAAACAAAATTAATGGTAAACTAATCATCAAAGAATATCCTACAGCAGCTGCTCATGCTGGTCATTTTAAATCTTTGATTGATGAACTTGCCCTAAAGAAATCATTTAAACCTGATATAGTATTCATTGATTATCTAAACATTTGCTCTAGTAGTAGATTTAAAGGTGGTAATATATCCTCATACTTTTATGTAAAAGCAATTGCTGAAGAATTAAGAGGTCTTGCAGTACAATATGATGTACCTATTGTATCTGCTACTCAAACAACCAGATCTGGTTACCTATCAAGTGACGTAGGGCTTGAAGATACTTCAGAAAGTTTTGGTCTTCCTGCAACTGCTGACTTCATGTTTGCTCTTATTTCAAATGATGAACTTGAAGAACTTGGTCAAATTAAAGTTAAACAATTAAAGAATCGTTATAATGATCCTGCTGTTAATCGTGCATTTATAATTGGTGTAGATAGAAGCAAGATGAGATTATATGATGTAGAACAATCTGCTCAACAGATTGTAGATAGTAACCAAGAAAGTAAGGAGAAAATTGAGAAACCATCAGGCCCACAATCTGTGGACGTGTATGATAAGTTTTCAGATTTTAAAGTATAATGAAAGATGATATAATAAAAGAACTAAAAAAAGTTTATGATCCTGAAATGCCATCCGTAGATGTATTTAATTTAGGACTGATTTACGACATTGATATAAAAGAAGATAAAGTTACAATTACTCACACACTAACCTCTATGCTTTGCCCTATGGCAGATCAGATAAGCAAAGACATAAAAGAAGCTACTGAACGTGTAGCAGGTAAGGGTAATGTAAAGGTTATATTAACACATACTCCACCATTTAGTAGAGATATGTTAAGTGAAGAAGCTAAATTAATACTGAATCTATGAAGAAAAAACCAACAAGAAAAAGAAAACCATCTATCTACTATAAGACAGAAATGGTTAAGTCAAAAGGTGAAATCATATGGCGTTGCGTTGAAATGCCTAGTAAGTTAGTATTACAAGAGTCTTTCTTTGAGGAAGATGTAAAAAAACTTACTAAATTTCAAAACAAAAATAAAACATTTGGTGTCTTTGGTTTCCCACCTTTCTTTGATTGTAGAAGTGAAGAAGAAAAAATCGCAGATAATGGTAAAACAAACTACAATTCGCCAGCAAGAAAGAGAGGCCGTAGATAAATATATGTATGGCAGACTTAACAACATTAGCAGAATCATCACAGGCATTGTTTTGTTCAATAGCAGATTACATAGGTGCTCAAAGAACTAATCAACTATTTGATCCTAAAAAGTATCCTGATTATACAGATTTTAGAAATCAAATAACAGACGCTACTTTGAAGGCAGCTCATAAGAATATTGAAACACCTGGTGTAGCACTAAACGAATTAGAATTATTTTTAAAGAAAGATACTAAATGGTATGTATCATCTTTACAGATTGCAAAAAAATTAATCAACGACATAACTAAAATAGATCCTGATTTTAAAATTTCTCAAAAAGGTTTTCAGGACATATTCTACTATAGAGGCGACAAAGATATAATGGGCACTATAGAGAAGTTATTTAAGATTGCAAATAAATCAGGTTATAAATCACAAACTAAATTTGGTAATCTAAACAAATGGAATCCCGCAGATATATATCTTGCAACAGATAAAGCTAAAAAGGCACTACACGAAGAATTAAAAGGTGCAAAAGAAAGAATCTATACTTTTCAAAATCTTAACATTATTACATCTGATCTAATAGATAGTGGTGATTTATTTCCTTTATCACTTAAAAAGACGACAAAAGAAGCCATACTACAAATGGTAAATTTTGATAGAAAAGAAGAAATAAAGTATATCAAAACAATTGCTATAAAAGGTGTAACAGATTGGCAACCGTATAAGAAGGTTAAGTATCCTGCAAAAGGTAATACTAGAGATATGAGAATACTATTAGAGTCTGGTGGTGATATAAAATTAAGACATGACCCTAGTGCAAAAAGATTTGTTGCAGAAGCTATATTCTCAAAGGCAGAGGCAAGAGGTGGTTCAATTGGCTCTATGAAAGTATTATCAGAAATTATACACTTTGTAAATCCAGATGTTGCAAAACAAATACTTGACAAATATAAAAAAGGTGAACAAAAATACTTTGAGGCATTAAAGAAGATAGAATATTTAAGAAAAGATAAACCAAGATTTGATTTTGAAAGAGGTGCTATAAGTGCCATACATGTTATCAATGAAGTTATGCCAATACTTAAAAAGTTTTTTAAAGACAATAAAAAAGACGAAGGCAATAAAGTTTTAAGATTGATGTTTGAGTACATAACATCAAGGACTCCCCTATCAGGTAAATTTGTAATAGCAAAATAGTATAAATAGTCTTGTAAGAAGTGATTTATTATGGGATTATTGATATTTTTTGCTTGACAAGAGCGATATTTTTTGTTATAATGGGTATAGTGGGAGAAAAATGTATAGTTTTAAACAATATTTAAATGAGGCAAAAAACACTCATTTAGAACATTTAGAAGACGAAATTATTAATAACGGATACCAAGGTGGTGTCAACGCTGTAGAGTTTCTTAAATCTATAAGAAACATGCTGATAGGTTCATCACGTAGAAAATTAAATGTATCTGTTAAATGGGATGGTGCACCTGCTGTATTCTGTGGTATCAATCCTGAAAACGGCAGATTTTTTGTTGGATCAAAATCTGTATTCAACGTAACTCCTAAAATCAATTACACACAATCAGACATTAGAAAAAATCACGCAGGTGGTTTAGTAGATAAACTATCTGTATGTTTAAAAGAATTACCAAAATTAGGTATCAAAGGTGTTGTACAAGGCGACTTGTTGTTTACACCTGGCGACATTAAGTCCGTATCTATAAGAGGTGAGGATGCCATTGCATTTACACCTAATACAATCACTTACGCTGTACCAGAAAATACTGACCTTGCTAGAAAAATCAAAAGAGCTAAACTAGGTATCATCTTTCACACTTCTTACACAGGCAAAAAGATGACCGATTTAAAAGCAAGTTTTGGCGTCAATGTAAATCGTTTTGCAAAGACGCCAGCAGTATTTTTTGATGACGCAAGTTATAAAGACTCATCTGGTGTTGCTACATTTACAACAACAGAAAGCGCTCAGTATGATAGTATGTTAAGAATGGCGATGGGATCAATATCAAAAGGTAAAAGAATTTTAGATTTATTAAAAAGACAAACTAATTTATTATCTGTCGGTGCTAGATTAAAGATATTTTTTAATACACAAATCAGAGCAGGACAATCAATTAGTAATGTCAAAAAATTACAAGCAGATTTTAGAAAGTATTATGCTCAAGTATTAGATGATGAAATGTCAAAAAAGAAAACTGCTAACGCAAAACAAAAGTACGCTGAAATAAGAAATGCAGGTTTAAGATTTATTGATAGTAATGATAATGATATTTAATTTGCAATTGCTAGTTACATAACTTTACAAAGAGTAAAAAACTTTCTAATAAGTAAAATGAATCAAATTAAATCAATGGGAACGTTTCTACAAAAAGGTAATGGGTTTGTAGTAACTAATCCTGAAGGCTACGTTGCTGTAGATAGAATGGGCAACGCAGTAAAACTAGTAGATAGATTAGAGTTTAGTACTGCTAACTTTACACTTGCTAAGAACTGGATAAAAGGATGAAAAGTTTTAGAGATTTTATATTTGAACAAATAGGTCGTAAAAGAATTGTTATGTTAGGTGGACCTGGTTCAGGTAAATCAACTTATACAGAATACCTTGTTAAAGAATATGATATTACTCACATTTATCCAGGCGGCATGTTAAGAAAAGAAGTAGAAAAAGGATCAGAAATAGGTAAGATTGCAAAAAGTATTATTGATAGAGGTGAGTTTGTTCCTAATCAGATAGTATTAGAGTTAATTAAAGACAAAGTAGAGCAATCACCTAAAGGTTATGTATTAGATGGTTGGCCTAGATACATGCAACAAGTTGAAGACATGGAAAAAAATGAAATAGGTTATGACTATGCAGTATTTTTAGATGTAAGTAGAGAAGAAGTATTACGTAGATTACTTGCAAGAGGTAGAGCAGACGATACCGAAGAAATTATAAACAATAGAATTGAACTATATAAAAAAGAAACAGGCCCTGTTGTAGAATACTTTAGAAAAAAAGATAACTTTATTAGTGTAACTGCTGAGGGTGGTACACCTGAAGAAACTGCTAACGAAATTATAAGAAAAATAGAAAATGAGAGTAAATAGTTTTATACAACAC